TACAATAGAAAAACTAAAAGAGCTTATAAGAAAGCACGAGAATGAAACTAAGTTAGGAACGCACGAAGTAGAATTAGGTTCAATTGATAAATTTCGAGCTGAATATTTAAAAATTCAATCGGGAAATACTGCTAAATACATTCAAGAAATACAAGCAATAAGAACGCGTGTATTAAAAGGAATTGAACAAGTAGGAGATTATAACGAAAAAATACAAAAAACTATTATAGGCTTAAAATCTTTAGGTTTAACCGATGAAATAAAAGACTTTGAATTTTTAAAAAATGATATTCAAAATGATTTTGATGAATTAGTATTCATAAACGATAAATTAAAATCTATTTCAGCTTAATTATAACCTATGAAAACACCAACGAAAAGTAAAACAAGTCCTAAAGGCGGTAAACGTGGTTGCCTATGTAAAGACGGTAAATATTCAAAAGAATGCTGCAATGGAGACTTACAAAATCAAGGTATAGGAAGTTTAGTAAATCAAGGTACTTCTACAATAGTACATTTATAAAAAAGGAACAATTAAAAAACCAATAAGTTAATAAGCTATGATAAACAATATTTTAAAGAAAATCGAAAAGGCTAACGAAGTTCAAAACGTAGAACTTGAAAAGCACGAAGTTGAATTAGGAATTGTTGACGATTTAAAAGCCCAATTTAATAAATATTTTAGTGTTTATAATGCTGATTTATTAGAGCTTGAAATAGTAGATGCGGTAAAAAAACTTAATACTAATTATACGGCATCAGCAAAAGAGTTTAGCAATTTTGATAAAATATATAATGAATTTCGTAAAAAAGCATTGGATTTAGGTGTAGATATTCCTAAAGACGTTGTTAATTATAAAAACGAGGTTTTTAAATTTATGGAAAACGCAACTGCAATACATAAAAAATATTTAAACATAAAATAAAATAAAAATGAAAAATAGCCTAATCAATCAAATTAAAACTTTACTCGGTATGGAAGTAAAGTTAGAAACAATGAAACTAAGCGACGGTGTAACAGTTTTAGAAGCTGAAATGTTTGAAGCTGGTAACGAAGTTTTCGTAGTTACTGAAGATGAACAAAAAATAGCTTTGCCAATAGGTGAATACGAAATGGAAGACGGTCGTATTTTGGTAGTAGTAGAAGAAGGTGTTATTTCTGAAATTAAAGAGAAAGAAGCGGAAGAAGAAGAAATGCCTGAAGAAGCACCGATTGAAGAAGAAGCGAAGAAAGAACAAGAAATGGAAACGTCAAAAGCTGCTCCTAAAAAGATAGTTGAAAGCATGATTAAAGAATCTTTCTTTTCTGAAATTGAAGCGCTTAAAAACGAGAATAACGCACTAAAAGCGGAATTATCTAAACTAAAAGAAACTAAAGAAGTTGAACTTTCTGAAGTTAAACCAATTTCTTTTAACCCTGAAAACGAAAACACGAACGATTCTATTAAGTTAAGTGCAAAAAGACAACGCACAACTATGGATTCAATACTTGAAAAATTAAATAAATAATTAACTAAATACAAAAAAAAATGAGTACAACTTACAACTTTGTATCTAACGACGTAACAAGACAAGTAGGACTTGTTGAAACGTTGACTGGTGCAACAACTTTGACTGCTGAAGATTCAGACAAGTCATTTTATTTAAACGCTGCTGCTGGAGCGCAAATTACTTTGCCAGCGGTTGCTACTTCTGCGGGTTTTAGATACCGTTTTACGGTAGCTGCATTATTTGCTACTACTGCGTGGACTATTAAAGCTGCTACAAACAAAATTCAAGGTGGTGTTATTGTGAATTCAGTAAACGTTCCTGGTGCTGATGAAAACACGATTACTTTTTCTGCTTCTGCGGACACTATCGGAGATTTCGTTGAATTGAATTGCGACGGTACAAACTGGTATGTTTTCGGATTAGGAACTGCTGCTGGTGCAATTACACTAACTGTTGTTTAATTAAATAAAATATTATAAAATGGAAAAAATTAATTTAAGTACAAGTACAAATATCACTACTACCTATGCTGGTGAGTTTGCTGGTAAGTACATCGCTGCTGCTATCCTTAGCGCACCAACTTTAGAGCAAGGTGGAATGACTATTCACCCTAACGTGAAATTCAAACAAGTAATTCAAAGAGTAGCGACTGACGATTTAATTCGTAACGCTTCATGTGACTTTGACGCTTCTTCTACGGTTACGTTAACTGAAAGAATTTTACAACCTGAGGAGTATCAAATAAATTTACAATTGTGTAAAAAAGATTTTCATCAGACTTGGCAGGCGATTGAAATGGGTTACTCTGCATTTGATGTAATGCCTAAATCGTTTACTGATTTCTTAATTGCACACGTAGCTGAGAAAGTTGCTGCTAACATGGAAACTTCAATTTGGCAAGGTGTTAACGCTACACAAGGTCAATTTGCTGGAATCATGACACAATTAACTACTGACGCTTCTTTGCCAGCTGCACAAGAGGTAACGGGAACTACTGTTGATGCTTCTAACGTTATTGCACAAATTGGTTCAATCGTTGACGCTATACCAACAAGACTTTACGGACAACCTGATTTAAAATTGTATCTTTCTTCTAACATCGTTAGAGCTTACATTCGTGCTTTGGGTGGATTTGGTGCAAGCGGTTTAGGTGCTAACGGTACAAATAACTTGGGTACACAATGGTACACTAACGGGTCACTTTCTTTTGACGGTTTACCAATATTCTTGGCTAACGGTTTAGCTAATAACACTGGTTTAGCTTCTCAAACTTCTAACTTGCATTTTGCAACTGGTTTGTTAAATGACATGAACGAAGTTAAAATTATCGACATGGGATTGATTGACGGAAGTATGAATGTACGTGTTGTAATGAGATTCACTGGGGACGTGAAATACGGCTTTGCTGAAGATGTAGTTACTTACGGAATCGTTAACTCGGCTAACTAAAAAACCAAAAACTATAAATAAGGGTGGTGCAATATACACCACCTTTTTTTTTGTTAAACTTTAAAAAATAATAAAATGAGCTGTGATATAACAAATGGTAGAATAGAACAATGTAAAGACTCCGTTTCGGGGTTGAAAGCTATCTACTTTATTAACTACGACGATTTAAATTCTGACGATGTAACATACGATGCAACGGACACGGATTTAATTACTGACTGGACTCCACTTGGCGCAAGCGCTATGAACTTGTATAAATACGAATTGAAAGGAGCTAACAGTTTTGAAACTACAATTAATTCAAGCCGTGACAACGGTACTACTTTCTTTCAACAAACACTCACTATTCAGTTAAAAAGACAAGACGTTACAACGCATAAAAACGTAAAATTACTTGCTTACGGTAGACCGAGAATAGTTGTTAGAACAATGACCGACCAATTCTTTTTAATGGGACTTACACAAGGTGCTGATGTTACTGCTGGAACTGTTTCAAGTGGTAGTGCCTTGGGTGATTTTAATGGTTATAATTTGACTTTCGAAGCCATGGAGGTCAGCCCGGCGAACTTCCTTGACGTAACAGATGAAAACGGATTGAAAGTTTTATTTGAAACTGGAGCTGGTACTGATGCAACAATAGTTACTGCATAATTTCCTTCATATACTTGCATACAATTAACCCTTACTTCGGTAGGGGTTTTTTGTTTTACGGTACAAAATCGACCTTTAATCGTTTATAATATATGATTATTTTAACAACTTCGACAAGTGAACAAACTTTTGTATTTATACCAAGGTCGCACGTGTTTGATTACGTTGGAATAACGGACGATCAAACGGGTGTAACAACTCAAATAACTGGCTACACGCACACGGTGGGCGACTATTACGATACTTTAGAAGCTGAATTTAATTTAGTAGAAAATCATTTTTACGATTTAGTAGTAGTAAACGGTGCGGTCGTAGTATATAAAGATAGGATATTTTGTACTAATCAAAACGTTAATACCTTTACAGTAAATAACGGACAATACGTTTCAAACAGTACAACAAATGAATTTATAGTTTATGAATAACATACACGTTTTAGAATTAAGTACATACACAACGCCCGTAATACAAGAATCAAAACGAGATGCTTGGGTAGAATTTGGCGAGGATAATAATTATTTCAATTTCATCATAGACCGATATACTGGTTCGACAACAAATTCATCTGTTATAAACAACGTTAATAGGTTAATTTACGGTCGTGGGTTAAGTGCCTTAGACGCTAATAAAAAGCCTAACGAGTACGCTCAAATGATGGCTTTGTTTCATGCTGATTGTATTCGTAAAATAGTTTTAGATCGTAAAATGTTCGGTCAATTTGCTATGCAAGTTCACTACGACAAAGTGCATAAAAAGATTTTAAAGGCTTATCACATACCTGTTAATTTGTTACGTGCTGAAAAATGTAATAAAGACGGTGAAATAGAGGGATATTATTATTCAGATAATTGGGAAGATACAAAGAAATACGTACCTAAAAGAATACCCGCTTTCGGTTATTCAAACGAACAAGTAGAAATACTTTATTCAAAGCCGTATGCGGTTGGTATGAAATATTATTCTTTGCCTGATTATCAAGGTGGTTTACCGTATGCAAAGTTAGAAGAAGAAATAGCTGATTATTTAATTAACGAAGTTCAAAACGGTTTTTCAGGAACTAAAGTAGTAAACTTTAACAACGGTGTACCTACTGAAGAACAACAACAAATAATTAAAGGAAAGGTATTAAGTCAATTAACTGGTTCACGAGGTCAAAAAGTAATAGTTGCATTTAACAATAACCAAGAATCTAAAACTACGGTAGACGATTTACCGTTAAACGATGCACCTGAACACTATACTTATTTAAGTGAAGAATGCGTTAAAAAGATTATGTTAGCGCACAACGTTACTTCGCCTTTACTTTTTGGTTTAGGTTCGGCAAATGGCTTTAGTTCAAATGCTGATGAAATTAAAAACGCTTCTATTCTATTCGATAATATGGTAATTAAGCCTATTCAAGACCAAATTATAGAAGCCTTTGATAAAATACTACATTTTAACGGAATTACTTTAAAGTTATTCTTTAAGACTTTACAACCTTTAGAGTTCGTAGATTTAGAAAACGCACAAACTGAAGAACAAGTTGCTGAAGAAACAGGAACGGAATTAAGCAAAGTAAACACGGAATTAGAAGAAATATTAAACGAAGTTGATGCGAACCAATTAGGCGAAGGCTGGGTAATGGTAGACGAACGAGAAGCTTCAGAAAATGATGAAGAATTAGATTCGCAATTAATTAAAGCTGAATTAGATTTAGAGCCGAAAACAACGCTTTTAAGCCGTTTAATTAACCTTGTTCAAACTGGTAACCCGCAACCCGATAAAAAGAGCGCACAAGATAAAAAAGTAGGAGATTTAAAATACTTTAAAGTTCGTTATAAATACACGGGAAATAAAGCACCCGACCGTGACTTTTGTAAAGCAATGATGTCAAAAGAAAATAGGTTGTTTAGAAAAGAAGATATTGATGCAATGAGTAGAAGGGCGGTTAATCCTGGTTTTGGCGAAGGCGGTGCAAATACGTACGATATATTTCGTTTTAAAGGCGGCGCACGATGTCACCACAAATTTTCAAGGGTAACTTTTATGTTAGATTTAAACGCTATTGAAAAAGGTTATTCTGAAATAGGAACAAGAGCAGCAGAAATTAAAGGATATAAAGTAACGAATCCTTACGAAGTTTCAATTTACCCTAATAATTTACCGTTAAAAGGGTTTAGTCCGAAAAATAAAAATTTACCTTCAGACGTAATATAAAATGGCAGAAGCACTACTCATAACAAGACAAGATATCGTTAAGTTCACTGCAATGAACGGTAACGTAGATAGTGACAATTTCCTACAGTACATCAAAATTTCGCAAGACATTCACATACAAAATTACTTGGGTACTGATTTACTTGAAAAATTAAAGTCC